CTTATTTTTTTCTCTGTACGGGTTTGGCGATCTGAAGGTCAAATAATATGCCCGGACCGATGCCCAAAGATCCTTCCATACGGCAGCGACGCAATAAATCAGCCTCGCGCGCCCTCCTGCGGCCAGATTTTGCCCCGCGCTTGCGAGCTCCCAGGCTTCCGGAGCTTCCGGCCGGTGAAAAGTGGAATCCTATGGCGCTCCATTTTTGGCGGGCCGTCTGGTCCTCGCCAATGCGTTATGAATACGTTCACGGTGATGAACCGGCACTCTTTCGATTGCTTGTTCTGGTGAACTCATTTTGGACTTATGGAAAACTCGAAGTCGCTAAGGAGATCCGCTTGCTTGAGCGAGAATTCGGCCTGACGCCACTCAGCCGGCGCCGTTTGGAATGGTCCGTTTCCCAGGCTGAAGAGGCCAAGGACCGCCACGAGCAGAGGCGCTCGAAACGCGCCACTATCATTGATGGCGATCCGCGCAAGGTTTTAGACGGATGAGCGTGCTCATGGTCCCACGCGATGAGACGTTTTATCCCAGCCTGGGAGCTCAGGTTTGCGACTGGATCGAAGAAAACCTGGTGCATGGGCCTGGCGATCTGCGCGGCGAGCCCGTGCAATTGGATGATGAGAAGCGGGCGCTGATATTTCGCATGTACGAGGTCTTTCCCAAGAGCCACCCCTGGGCCGGGCGCAGACGCTTCAAACGAGTGGCGATTTCTTTGCGCAAAGGGTCTGCGAAGACCGAACTGGCTGCCTTGATCGCCGCTGCCGAGCTGCATCCCTTCGGTCCGGTGCGTTGTGATGGTTTCGACGCCAGCGGCCAGCCAGTGGGTATCGGAGTGATCGATCCTTACATTCCGATGGTTGCCTATACCGAACAGCAGAGTGACGAGCTGGCTTACGAAGCTTTGCGCATCATCCTGCTGTATAGCCGGCTGGCGGATGACTTTGATATCGGCATTGAGCGCATCATGCGCATCGGCGGCGATGGCAAGGCCATCAGCCTGTCGTCTTCCCCGGATGCGAGAGATGGCGCGCGCACTACCTTCCAGGTATGCGACGAGACTCACCGCTGGAATTCTTCCCGCCTGAAATCCGCTCATCGCACAATGCTGGCCAACATCCCCAAGCGCAAACTTGCGGATGCATGGAGCCTGGAAGTAACTACAGCTCCATCGCCTGGGGAAGGCAGCGTTGCCGAAGATACGATGGATTATGCCCGGCAGGTTGCCGGCGGCGCCATTCAGGACAGCCGTCTGTTTTTCTTCCACAGGCAAGCGGGGGGTGAAGATCCATTGGAACTGGAAACGCCTGAACAAATTCGGGCAGCGGTCATCGAGGCNAGCGGGCCGGTCGCNAAGTGGAGCGACGTCGACGGCATTTGCGAGCAATGGCGNGATCCGACNGCTGATAAATCATATCTGGAACGGGTATGGCTGAACCGGCTGGTGCGCTCGAGCGAGAAAGCTTTTGATTTTGAGTTATGGAAAGAACTTGCTATACCGGATTTTATTCCACCGGAGAGCGACACGATCACGCTCGGCTTCGATGGGGCGCGCTTTCGGGATTCAACAGCTCTGGTTGGGACGCATCTCAAAACCAGCTTTCAATGGCTGGTTGCTATTTGGGAGAAACCGCCCAATAAAGAAAACTGGGAAGTTCCCGCCGATGAAGTGGACGAAGCGGTCGATCTGGCTTTCAAGCGCTGGAATGTCTGGCGAATATATTGTGATCCCCCTTATTGGGAAACGTATGTAGCTAAATGGTCAGGGAAATATGGCGAAACGCGCGTAATTGAATGGTGGACCAATCGCATGAAGGCGATGGCCTATGCGATCAGGTCATTCGATAATTCTATTAAGACGCGAGAAGTTCACCATTCTGGCGACAAACATTATTCCCGGCATATCGGAAACGCGGTGCGACGCAAGCTCAATATAGTTGACGAGGAAGGCAAACCGCTGTGGGTGATTTATAAAGAGCGCCCGGATAGCCCATTCAAGATCGATGCGGCAATGGCAGGGATTCTCTCCTGGGAGGCGCGCTGCGACGCCATTGCTGCCGGCGTCTCCCTGGAAGGGGATATCTCTGAGGCCATCCTGGCCGACGATTGGGGCATGTGACCGATGAGATTAGACATCGCCTGTGGTAATCATAAGGACTTGGGCTGGATCGGGATCGACATCCAAAGCCTGCCGGGCGTGGATATCGTTCACGATTTAAACGTTCATCCCTGGCCCCTGCCTGCGGACAGCGTGGACCAGGCCAAGGCCTGGCACATCGTGGAGCACATCCCGCCGGTGTGCGTGACGGAGACGGGCACGCGCCGGCCATTCCTGGAGTTCATGGACGAGTGCTGGCGGGTGCTGAAGGTTGGGGCTCAGATCGACATCGAAACGCCTTACGGCTCATCAGACGGCTTTGTTCACGATCCGACCCATTGCAACCAGGTCGATGAAATCACTTTCGAGCATTTCGACCCGGCTTATAGTCGTTATCTCACCTACCAGCCCAAGCCGTGGAAGATCTTGCTACTCAACTGGACGCGGGACGGGAACGTAAATGCCATTCTGGAAAAGCGAGCGCTGGCAGCAAGGATATGCTGAGTGACTATTAAGATGTCTTCTTTGTGTGATTCTTTCACCGGTCGCCCAGCGGCGGTTTTGGGCGGCGGTCCCAGCCTGCCTGCTGACATGCAGAAACTGCCTCCGGATTGCATCTTGATCGCTGTCAATTATCACGCCTTCCACATTTGCGAGCCAAAGTACATAGTTTACAACGACCACCCGCAGCACGACCCGCGGCTGGCCGAATTCGTGTTCGAACCCAAGGCAATCCGGGTCAGTCCCGAGCCGACATCGGACGTGATCTTCGACGTGGATGTGTGGACCGGCTTCTACAGCGCCAATACTGCCGCCTGGTTCGCACTGTGGATGGGCTGCGAGCCGGTCATCCTGTGCGGAATGGACCTTTACCAGGGCGATAAATTATATTGCCATCCTTACGATGGCCCGGATGTGCCCTGTTTCCATTACCCGCTTGAGCATCATATCCGGCCCTGGATCGAAGAGGGACGCAATTTATTGCCACACGTCGAGCGGCTGCGGGCCATGTCGGGGCCGCTGGTGAATGTTTTCGGGCAATTCCGGAACGGGAGCGGCAGTATTTCTGCCGATGGGAATGCCGCATGAAAACGTTTCTCCAGAAATACCTGGAAGATATCGTCCTTTTTACCGGCGGCAGCCTGGTCGTTGTGGGCGTTCACCAGATCTACCCGCCGGCAGCGCTCGTCGTCGCCGGCCTGATGCTAATCGGCGTCGCCATCTTGATCGGAAAGGTAAGAGCCAATGCTTCTAAGTAGCCTGATGAGCGGCAATTCGAAGCCGAAGGAAGACCCGAATGCCAATCCACATCCGGATTATGCGCCTTCGTGGGGCTATGCGACCGAATCCGGGGAGCGTGTCTCTGTGGCCGGTTCGCAATCGATTGCAGCCGCGTACCGGGCGAAGAACATCATCTCCGACGATGTGGCCAAGATGCCGTTTCAGGTGATGCGAAAAACCGGCCGGAATATCGAGCAGGTCCAGCCCGATGCGGTCACCCGCAACATGGCGTACCTGCTGGAAGTCAGTCCGAACGCCTGGGGCTGGACTCCCTTCCAGCTCAAGAAGGCCGCTATCGAATGGCTGTTGTTCTACGGCAACGCCTATATTTGGAGTCCGGTCGTTGGGCCTCGCCAGCTCCTGATCCTGCCTGCCAGCCGGACATACCCGGTGTTCGACACGGATGGCGATCTGTGGTACCGGCATACGTTCTCGAACGGAGTCGTTCAATACATCCCGGCAGTGGAGATCCTGCAACTGCTGATCAACCCGGACGATACCGGTTTCGTGGGCCGGGGCGTGATCACCTTTGCCCGCGAGACGTTCGGCAGGCGGTTAGCTGCCACGAAGACCCAAAGCAAGCTGTATGCGCAAGGCATGCTGCCCGCTGCTTACGTGCAGATGGAAGGTGAGCTCAGCGCCGAGGCACGCAAGAAGGTGCGCGGCGCATACGAAGAGCAAATGGGCGGCGGTTCGGAGAACGCCTATCGCCTGGCCGTGTTCGACAAGCGGATCACCAAGTTCGAGCCGATCAATATCCAGCTCAAGGACGCCCAATTCCTGGAATCTATCGACGCCACGGATCGGGATGTCTGCAACTTCTTCGGTTTACCTGAGCACATGCTCAACCGTGGCAAGGAAGCCTACAACTCCAACGAGCAGAAATACATCGAATATCTCGTAGGCACGCTGGATGCCTTCCTGGTGCCCTGGGAGCAGGGGGCGCGCATCCGCTGGCTTTCGGCGGCTGAGCAAGCTAACACCTATTTCCGTTTTATTCGTGAGAGCCTGCTGCGCATGGACACTAAGGCCCGCAACGATGCAATGGCGGTCGCCATCCAGAACGGGATGATGACGCCCAACGAAGGCCGTGAGAAGAACGACATGAGCGCATCGGATGATCCGAACGCCGACCGGCTGTTCATGGCCAGCAACATCCAGCCCATCGGCGAAAGCCAGAATTCCCAAATCAACGTGGAAGTCCCTGCGAGGAGAGAACGATGAGGTATTCCTACATCCTTGACGCATTTACCCGCACCCCCTGGGCCATCTTGCCCGAGCGGTTGAACGTATTGCAAGAGATCGTCGCCCGGCACGTCTCCGGGGAGAAACTGGACGCCGAAGAAGTACAGATGGCTATCCACGGCGCGAAGCGCCCGGCCAATCGGAAAGCTGGAAGTATCGCCATCCTGCCCCTTTTTGGGATCATTTTCCCGCGTGCGAACCTGATGACCGAAGTATCCGGCGCGACCAGCGCCGAATTGTTCGGCAAACAGTTCGATGAGCTGATCAAAGACCCCGAAGTTAGCGGAATCGTCCTGGATATGGACAGCCCGGGCGGCCAGGTCATGGGGATCGAAGAGCTGAGCCGGAAGATTTACGAGGCGCGTGGGACGAAACCGATCCTGGCGATTGCCAACCACTCGATGGATTCGGCGGCCTATTGGATCGGGACATCCGCCGATGAAGTCGTTATCACCCCTTCCGGAGAAGTGGGCTCGATTGGCGTATTTGCGGCTCACTGGGACGAAAGCAAGGCCCTGGAAATGGAAGGTCTGAAACTGACCCTGATCAGCGAGGGGAAATACAAGACCGAAGGCAATCCCTTCGAACCCCTGACCGAGGAAGCGCACGCGGCCATTCAGGCTGATGTGAAGGAATTCTATGACGTTTTCACCCGTGACGTGGCTCGCAACCGGGGGAAAACAGTCGACGAAGTGCAGAGTGGCTTTGGCGAAGGACGCGTGGTGGGGGCGAAACAGGCGGTCAAAATGGGAATGGCGGACCGGGTCGGAACGCTGGACGAGACCGTCAATCAACTTCAAAGGAGGTTATTTAGATTATCGAATGAAGAAAACGAGCAAGCGGAATCCCTCCGCATAAAAGTAAGCCAAATCCTGAAAAGCGGCAAAGATATGCCGAAAGGAGAACGTGATGATTGATTTAAAGCCTTATTTCGACGCCGTGAATGCGGCGGAGGCGGAGGTGCAACGCGTTGCAAATGAACTCGATGCACTTTTTCGCCAGGAAACGGACGAGGCCAAAGCCCAGGCATTGGCCAGGCAGCCAGAATTAGAAAAGGCACAAGCCAAACACGCCGCGGCCATTTCGCTCTATGAGCAGATGCAGAAGGCCAATCGCCCGAACGATATCGCCAAAAACTTTGTACCCGTTTCCAATACCCCACCCGATGACACCGAAGGCCATCAGCCATCGGTCATCAAGCGCCAGGAGTACGACCGCTTGTCCCTGCTGGACCGTGCGCGCTTCGTCAAATCCGGCGGAACTCTGCAAGACTAGCGGCAGTAATCTGCCGAGGAGAAAGAGCAAATGGCTAACACACTCACGGGACTCATCCCAACCATCTACCGCGCCCTGGACATCGTGCTGCGGGAACTGACCGGCTTCATCCCGGCCGTGACAATGGACGGCTCGGGCGAAGCGGCAGCCAAGGACCAAACCATTTCATGGCCTGTCACCCCTGCCGCCGGCGCGGGCAACATCACCCCTGCCACAACCGGTCCCACCCCCGTTGACCAAACCATCGCGCCGGGCACGATGACGATCAACAAAAGCCGTTCGGTGGTCTTTGGCTGGAACGGCGAGGAGCAAAAGAGCCTGGGCGGCTTATATAACCAGATATTGGTCGACCAGTTTGCCCAGTCCATGCGCACCCTGGTAAACGAAGTGGAAGCCGACCTGGCCGCGCTGTACGTGGCTGCCAGCCGGGCCTACGGCACGGCGGGAACAACGCCATTCGACAGCACCAATAAGGTGTCCTTCATGGCGCAGCTGCACAAGATCCTGGCCGATAACGGCGCTCCCCTGGGAGATTTGCAGATCGTGCTCAATACAACCGCCGGGGTAGCCCTGCGCTCGCTGGTCGAACTATGGCAGGCNAATACCTCGGGCGGNGATGAGCTCCTGCGGCGGGGCGTGCTCCTGGACCTGATGGATTTTGCGGTGCGCGAAAGCGCCCAGGTCAAGACCCACACCATCGGTACCGGCACCGGCTACCTGGTGGACCTGACTGCCGGGTACGCCATCGGCTCGACCACGGTCCATATCGACACGGGCACGGGAACGATGGTGGCNGGAGACATNCTGACCAACACCAAGACCGGCCGTGACACCAATAAATACGTGATCAAGACCGGCCAGACCGGCGGCGGCGACCAGGATATCGTACTGGCAAATCCCGGTATCCGCGTGGCCTGGGTCAACAACGATCCGGTGGCAGTTGGCGCTGCTTACGCGGCCAACCTGGCCTTCAGCCGTTCGGCGATCGCGCTGATGACCAGGGTTCCGGCCATGCCGGAAGGCGGCGACGCGGCGGATGATGTGACCGTGATCACCGATCCGCAGAGCGGGCTCTCGTTC